GGTCAGCATGTGCAACGTCATCACGAACCTCCCTTCTCTATCGTAGTCTTCAAGGTGGTAAGGGATACACCAAGGGCATCGGCTATCTCAGCCTGGGTGTAACCAGCAGCAACCATTGACTGAGCACGTGCTGTCTTAGCACTAGTCATTAGCACTGTCACTCTTGGTGTAGCTAACTCTTTCACTCTATCTAGATCGGCATTACTTAAGATCTGTGACAAAGTATTGTTACTGATCGCACCTGCCTGGATGGCAGCCCATTCTTGGGGGGAGATGTCTATACGTTGCTTGCCGGCACCCGTTCTTGCGCGAGCTTCAGCTAATGCTAAACCTTGTATCTTCTTGAGATCAGCAACGTCCATGTCAGGATTAGCATCCCTCTTGGCCTGGACCATGGCGTTAGCTAGGAGCTGGGCTTGTCTTTCCAAAGGACGGTTTCGTTGAGCTATGTTTAGTTTAGACCGGAGGGTTGAAACCTCATTCGCATAAGCAATCTTTGCAGAAGGGCTGTATGGCGTGGTCCTTGTGTTGACTGCTACCACACGTGCCTTGTTAGCTAGATCCTTCAGTCTATTGGAATGATCTGCATACACCTGCTCTATTGGTGTACCTGAGGACAGGGTGTGTGCATTGCCTGTTTCAGCAAGCTTCCTAGATTCAACAGTCTTCTTTACTACGTTGCCCTTACGATTAGTAAAGGTCTCATTCGTAGGTACGAATCGCTTCTGTCCTGTCGCCTTGTCTACCGCACCACCTTCTCCTGCAGGACGGGGCTTTCTTTCAGCAACACGTATGGAAGACGTGGCACGTGAGATTAAGGTGGAAGCTCCTGCTCGTGCGCCACCTTGATATTTAGCTTTGAGTTGGGGTATGCCATTGTCTATTGCTGATTGTTTGTAATTCAGTTTGTGTTTCTCTGCATCGATGACCACCATAGAATGACGAACTGCTCGAGCAAGTTCTTGTGTTGTCGCTCCACGAATGGTCATGTCCGTGATGAGGTTGGATACTTGACCCATCTCAATCGCTTTGGTTCGAGCGCTCATAACTTTCATACCCTCATATGATGGATACGAACGTTGCGGATCGAACCCTTTCAAACCATCCAGTGCAGGGGACGTTTTGATTTGCCTCTTGTTATTGGGTATAACAAGTACAGTGTCTCCATCGAAGTCTGCCCCAGACAGTCTTTCTGCTACCTTTGAATTAATACCTACTGCATCCAAAGCTCGACCAATAGAACGCTTAGCTTCTGGATGACGATTATTTACTGTCAGCTCTGGAATCTCAAAGATGCCACCATGCGGATACCTAACGAGGGCTACTGTTTCGCCATCCCTAAAGTTAGGCGCATAGATTTCTTTCTCGGAAAGTGAATTGATTGGTAGAATTACGTTAGACCTTTGACGAGGAAGCGCGGCCGCTTTCAGATGCACGGCAGCGGAATCAACATCATCCGAGAAAGATTCAAGAAGCTTCTTTCTGACAGCCGGATTCGTTAGCTTGCTGATGTCATCAAATTCGCGTGTCTTTCTTTCGTACGTCATAGCAAGTTGTTGACGAGCAAGATTTGGGCTTTGCTTAGAAAGCAATTGAGAAGATAGGTTCTTTGACCAACGATCCCAGTCGCCTTCTTCGTTGACAACGTTCATGACAGAGGTGACTTTGCCAGTCTTGGGGTCGATCTTCTGACGAACGACAGCACCAAATGGGTTGTCAGGATCGTCCTTCATTGCCTTCATTGCATCTAGCTTGTTTCCTGTACTGCTTTTGTTCGTATTGAAGACAAGGTCCACGCCGTCGGGCAAATCATCTTTGTACATAGCCATACCTTTAAGGTAGTGGCTGCCATCAACTGCGATTCGAACTTGAGCATAACGAGCACTGCCCAAGTTGATATCAGCAACGTCAGGTCGAACATGAATGACGCCGTCAGAATCCGCGCCGCCTTCTTCAGCATATCGAACTTTCACTCGTTTACTGTTGATTGACAATGGAGTCTGTATACCGAGATAGGAACGGCCACCATCTTCCGAGAAGGATTGAATCTGTTTGATGTTGTGACGGTTCTTGGAAACTTCTGAATAAGGAACATCGGGTGCAGAGAGGACCTTCACAGTCGTCTGCTTCCCTGTCCCCAACTGCGTTACTTTCAAATAATGAATCTTGTAGCCTTCTTCTTGCAATACGGCTACTGCTGTCGACAACTTGGTCTGACTGATGCCGAGCTGATTCTCAACACCAGATCCGATATCAAGATACTTCTTACTGGCAATCTGATCTCTGAGCATGTTCGACGTGCTCATCAGAATGTCAGCTTTGTCTTTCGATCCCGGTGCAAGAAGAGCACGGACCTGAGATTCAGCTACATTCATTCGTTCGCCAATAGCGACGTTAGACATGCCCTTGTCTTTTAGTCGCTGAGCCATGTTGATATTGGCTTGACGTTCTTCATTTCGAGCGATGGACTTCGCAGCGCGGAGCTGTGTTGTGTTGATGCCCATGCCTTCGGCAACTTCTGCTTCGGTAAGGCCTTGTTTCTGTAGCTCAGACACATAACCCAAGAAGCTCTTGTTACTGGCCGTCTCGGGTCCACCAGAACCCCAAGGATACCTGCCTGACCTACGGAGGATTCCGTAATGCGCTAGGTATTGATCCTCAGGAATGATTGTCATCCGTAAGCCTCCGTCCTCAGCTCATCGATACGGCGATCGAACACGACAATTTGATCCATGATTCTAGTCACTTCGAGAGGGTCTCCTTCGAAGATCTCAACTACATCATTCTGGTAGATCCGAAATTCCATATCGATATCGACCGGTTTTATTCCGTACTCCAAGCAGAAGAGAGCACCATAAACCTCAAGCTGCGTTACCTTGCATCGAGTGATGCCAGTCTTCAAATCATGGATGCGGAGTTTGTTCTTGTTGAACGCAATCGCATCTGCATGACCGTAACAATTGGCAGAATAAAACAATGTTTGTTCAGGACTCATTCGAAAGCCGATCGCATCGTTCACGTACATATTGAGAGTCTCTGTCGTCTTCGGCAATTTGACCCCAAGACGAATCATTCTTTGCGCCAACTCATGGAGATCAGTTCCGCGCTTTGCCGCAAACGATGCAAAAATGCTGGCTTCCATCTTTTGGTCGTCATAGTTCACCCAATGATAGTTGCTGGGACTCAAGAACGCATGACTACCAATTAGCTTCGAATGCTCTCTGAAGCGCATCTAGCACCTCTTCTTCGATCTCAGGATAAATAAAGGCCGAGAAGGCGCCCATTTCTGCAACTCGAGCCAGATAGTACGCTTGGTTCGGTCCTGGGTTCCGCGCTTCGTTCAAATCGCGTTTTACTTCCAGTGCTGCATAGCAAGGGCCATACATAACCGTAAGGTCGAAGATCCCTTGACAAAGTTGTTCGTCATTCTTCAAAACGATGCAGTCAGGGAAACGCTCTTCGATCCTCTTACGCAATCCTAATTGATAATCGTTCTCTAGCTTTGACATGGAACCTCCTTAAATTTGGGTATTTGAAATCGGCTTGATTCTCCCCCTTCTACTATAATCCACGTTTTTACTGCGAGGTAGTATCTACTTTTATGTGGCCCATTCGACATTGTGCATGATAGGGAAAACACGAGTGAAATGATAAACCGATAGAACGACATCCATATACAACAGACCGTAAGTCAACACGAATGACCAAACACTATCAAACACTTCGTCGGTTTGTTTGTCTCTAACAGGATAATACTCTGGCAAATCCAATTTGAATTGTCGACCATGCTTAAGAGCGAACCAACGTGGACGCCAAAGAAGATTGCTTGCCTGACAATCTGCTGAATTACCATTGAGATGTATCGGTGTTGTAAATGGGACAGCTTGCTTTGGGATCGGTACGAACGTTTCGCAAATCAGTTTTGCGAGAGAACGTTTAACTTGGATGCCTCCATGCGTTAATCCAACCAAACTAACTCCTGACTGATTGCGAACTATCGTTAGTATAGTTGATCGCTTGTCGTTCCGGACTCTCCCCAAATTACTCACGGAATAATTTGGATAATCTTGAAGGGGTATCCACACCTCCATGCTGTCTCCTTTGAAAAGTAGATACTACCTCGCCAAGATTTTTCGAAAAAACTTTTTATTATTTTCGTAGTTAGTATCTACTTTTATATTACGCGCGTAGAGTATAAAGTAGATACTAACTAAGAAATAAAAAGTTTTTTTTTCGCAAAAATCTTGGATTTGTCCGCTAGAGGGTATAACCGCAGGTCAGACCATGTTTATTTTGCCAAGATTATTTTCAGAAATCTTGGCAAATCTTGGCATTTTCACAAAGAAACGGACAGATCAGACATATTGAAGTCTCTCTTCTCGTTGAAAGCCCTTCGCATAGC